TACTCAGTGGAGGTCGAATTTGTCCCAACCCCTGGTATGGAGAAAGGAAGAAATTCCTTTGTCGCTATGCAGGGTAAGACGTCGACCTACATTCGTTCCTCAGAGTTTTCGGGAGCAGGAGTCTCCATTAATGGGACTCTCAGTGAGTCTCAGGCAAGAAACATCGTGGCCCTGCTGGTTCAGCGGGGATTCTGAAGCTTCTTTCTTCGCCTAACTATTACATCAACTTGCCTTCATCAGGCTTTCACCATGGCATTCGCGTCCAACCTCACTATCAATGACTCTGCTGCAGCAGCAAAAGTTTTCGCTGCTGTATCGATCGAAGGTTCTGAGACCATCCGTATGGATCAGTCTACCACGAACCTTGCTCCTCGCACGATGATTATTCGTCATGCTCAGAGCACAGACAAGCTTTCAAAAGCTGTCGTCGATCGCCATTTGCTTTCTTTTCAGCACCGTGTGCTGGATTCAAATGGAGTTCCCTTCGTGCAAACTGGGAATTTTACCCTGTTTACGCCTAGGGCCTCGGTCATCACCCGTGCGGATACCGATCATTTGATCGCTTTTATCCGGAATTTCATGGGTGTTACGGAAAACGTTGATTCGTTTCTCCGCAATGAGTCGTGAGACGTGGCTCCTGCTTTGCTCCGTTTACGGAGTAATCCTAGGAGTCTTAGCTTCGCTCTTAGTGAGCTGGCTAATAGGACGCTGACACTGTCACGGTGAGGGCTGTGGATTGCCAACCTATTTAAGGTGACAATGAAAAGCCCATCCAGTTATTACACTGGGTTGATGACTAGTGTGTTAGTGAGCATTTACAGCGGTAGGTGCTGCCCTATGGTCAATCTCTCTCGCGATGTTTCGTACATCCTTAAGAGATTCTCTCACGAGGGTCTCCAGTTTTTCACGGTCGGACTACCCCAACTGGGGAAATCCTTTGATCGTGCGCTGGAAACCGGGCTCTTCATACTCCCTGCGGGGTTTAAACCATCTCGCAAGGGGTCTCAGATTCCTGCTTTCATGCAGGTGATCTTCAAGAGCGTCTTCTCTGAGAGTGGCCATATCCTGGAAGATCCTGACCCTTATTCGGTTCAGGAAGTGAGACAAGTTTGCTTCCTTCTTTATAAGCTGGAAGCCCCTTATTCATCTGAAAAGATAGATAAGGTCTTGTCGAATTTCGCTTCGGTTGAGCGTGAACTTCAGTCCACGTTTGTATACACCGATACTCGCCTTTTTGCGAGAGCAAAATCCCTGCTACTGGATTTGTTCGAGGGTTTCGACCCTTTGGACATCCAGCCAGGTCACGGACCAGGAGCCGTTGCTTCAGGTGAAAAGGGTTTTGAGAAGTGGCACTTCAAAACGAAGTACACTACCCTTCACCAAAAATACCCCTATTATTCCTACTTTATAGTGGGAGGGGGTAAGGAAGTTTGTGATCGGCTATCATGGTACAAGGGCCTACGCCAACAGGCTGAGCCTTCGGCTAAGGTTGTTCTCGTGCCCAAGGATAGTCGAGGTCCGCGTCTCATCTCTATGGAGCCTCTGGAAGTTCAATACATCCAGCAGGGTCTAATGAGAAAGCTCGTTCCGTGGATTGAGCGGCATCGCCTAACTCGCGGTGTTGTAAACTTCACTGATCAGACTATCAACCAACAGTTCGCCTTGGAGTCCTCTAAGGACAAAGAGTTTGCGACTTTGGATTTGAAAGACGCCAGTGACCGAGTTAGATGGGATTTAGTACAGGAACTTTTTCCTTGTGGAATCGTTCCCTACCTATCTGCCTGTCGCTCCACAAGTACGCAACTGCCAGATGGCAGTTATGTGCCTCTCAGTAAGTTCGCGCCGATGGGGAGTGCTTTATGCTTCCCTGTTATGGCGCTTACCCTTTGGGCTCTTATCCGTGCGTACCTCGAACTCGAATCGCTTAAAATTCCAGAAGGTGAAAATCTTCAAGAAACGATTCGTTCTTCCTTTCACATTGGGCGCAGTGGCTCTTTCGCCATTTATGGGGACGATCTTATCGTTCCGTCTGCGTCCTGCTCTGGACTTATCCGAATGCTTGAAAGCTTTTCGCTTCGAGTCAATAAGGACAAGTCTTACTGTAATGGTAACTTCCGAGAGTCCTGCGGCGTTGATGCCTTTCGAGGTGTTGATGTTACCCCGTTTAGGATGCGGAAACCATTCAGTACTAACGCCCGGAACTCGGGATTCCTCGCCAATAGCTCATCCCTGGCAAACTCTTTGTTCGCTAGAGGCTACTGGCATGCCGCCTCGTACATACGTCTTGCGTTGGAGGATACATTTGGGAAACTCCCTTATGGATCTCCCTCTGCAGGGTACGCGTGTATTGAGGTCGAAGATGTGTGTTTAGCTGAAAAGCTGAACACTTTGCGCCTTAATAAGCGCAACATACGATGGAATCTGGACTACCAAGTCCATGAATACAGAGTTCTTGCCGTCGTCCGAAAGGAAGGCGACGAAGCTCCCTGGTTCACCGGATGGAACAGATGTCTCTGCTCGGTTCTCACCGATTGGAGGCGCTCTAGTCCGCTTAACAGCGGAGTTCCATTTGTTCCGAAGACGAGTTTTTCTTCTCTCGTCGAAAACAAAAGAAGATGGAGACCAATCTCTTAAAAGGAGATTGGTAAGGAGGGAAGGACTTTCCGCAAGC